AACGCCCGCTCGGCGCCCTTGAGCTTCCCACCGACACCGGGCACCCAGCCCAGCGCCAGAGCGGCGCCGTGGATGATCCCGCCGGCCACGCTCAGCCAGACCGACAGGATCGACCGGAAGGCCTGGATCATCCACCCGGCCATGTCCCCGGCGACGCTCATCACGCCGTGGAACGCGCCCTGCACGATCTTGCGGAACGTCTCGGAGTGCTTGTAGGCGTAGATGAAGCCGACGACGAGCAGCGCGATCGCAGCCACGACCAGGCCGATCGGGTTGGCGGTCATCGCGGCGTTCAGCAGCCACTGCCCGGCCGCCGCTGCCTTCGACGCCACCGACGTGGCGATCGTCACGGCCCGCATCGCCGCCTGCGCGACCGTCACGATGACCATCACAGCCCGGTAAGCGACGAACGCGGCGGTCAGGGTCCCCACCACCCCGACGACCAGTCTCAGGTGGCCGGACAGGAAGCCGACTGCGGGCACCAGGACGGCACCGACCACGCTGGCCACGCCACGCAGGACCGGCAGCACGTCGGTCTTGAAGTACCCGAAGGCCGCAGCCGCCTTGTCCCGGATCGTCCCGACCACAGCGGCAAACCGCCCACCAGCGCCCGTCCCGTCCTTCATCCCGGACAGGAACCCCTGCACTGCCGGGAGCACCCGGGTCGAGAGCAGCTTCGCGCCGCTGTCCAGGGCCGGGATCAGCATCTTGCCGACCGCGACGCCGAGATTGTGCGTCGTGACCTTCAGCTTGTCCATCGGGGTCGACGCCGCTGCTGCCGCCCCGCCGAACTCCCTGCCCACCTCTGCGAGAATCAGCTTCTGCGCGCCGAGGGTGTTCCCCGACCTCACCAGCACCTTGATCTGCTCTACCTGCGACGCGGTGAAGCTCACACCGGCCCGGCGCAGCGCGGTCACACCCTTGATCGGGTCGTTCAGCGCCTTGCCGAGCTGGAGCGCCGAGGACTTCGTGTCCTGCCCGAGGGCGACGCTCATGTCCGTGACGCTCTGCGTCGCCCGGTTGAAGATGTCGTTGCCCTTGCCGACCTCGTTCCTCACCGACGTGAAGGTCAGGAGCAGCCGGGCGCCGGTGCCGATGGCTTCCCGGTCGTAGCCGGTCTTGTTGCTGATCGAGGTCGTGAGGTCCTCGACCTGCCTTGCCGTGACGCCCGCGGCGCCGCCGGTGGACTTGATGACCTGCTCGGTCAGCGCGGTGACCTTGTTAGCTTCGCGGGCGTCCCCGACAAACCCCTTCAGGATCTCGACGGCGCCGACGCCGGCAGCGGCTATGCCGATCGACCTGATCCCCACACCTGCGAGCAGGCTTTCCCTGGACGCCAACTGCATCTCGTGACCGGCGCCGCGGACACGCCCACGCAGGCCCAGCCAGCCACGGCCGGACTCAGACCCACGACGACCGGCATGCTCCGCGGACCGCCCAGCCCGCTCCGATGCCCGCGAGACGGTGTTGAACGCCTGCGACGCCTGGTCACGCGCGAGCAGCGCGAACGTGAGGGCCTTCTCAGCCATCGCGGACCACCGCCTCCATCACGGCGTCCATCGCAGCCAGGATCGCCGGGGTCACCGTCGGGGCCGCGCCCTCCAGCGTCCGGTCGAACCACCCGCCCGGGACCTGCTGAGAGACGAACCGGTCCCGGTGGCCGAACACCGGGTGCCGCACTGTGCCGGTGTTCGCACCCCGCACCGGGCCCTTCGCGACGATCCGCACACCGGCGGTCCGGGCGCCGGTGGCGACCGTGACGCGCTGCGGGGCCTTCGCGACCGACCGGCCCAGGCCGCCGCGCTTCGGAAGCTCAGCAGTGGCAGCCGCGCGGGTCTGCGCGATCAGTGGCTTCGCGGCCAGCCGCAGGCCCTTGTTCAGCTCCTTGCGAAGCTCGGTCCGGCCGGCGTTTCGTAGCGCACGAGAGAGCCGGTAGAACTCCTCGGCGCCCTGCACCCGGAAGTCGCTCACGTGTCCCCCTGGTAGCCGACGGATTCACGAGCCCGGGCGATCTCGCTGCGCGCACTCGCCGCGTCCTGCTCACGGGCCTGCGGGTCGGCGGCCTCCGACTGCTCGGCCTGGGCGGCGCGCTCCAGATACATGAAGTGGGCCCACAACACCCGGCGGTACACCGGGCACAGCTCCAGCTCCTCCGAGGTCCAGCCCATGTGCTGCGCGAGCTGGTAGCCGAACCACTCCTCTGGCAGGCCCGGACCGTCGTCGGTCGGCACCAGACGGCCAGCGAGGGCCTCGGTGACGACCTCGAGGTCGTCGGCGAAGTCCTCGCTGATCAGGAAGGGCGGCCGGCCGCGCTGACCTGCTCGGTGATCCAGACCTCCACCGGGGTCGGGACCCGGGCCAGCGTCTCGGGTGAGGGTGGCCCGAGAGGTTCGGTGTCCATCTCGCTCTCGCCGTCCCAGGCCGGGTAGACGTTCCAGTCCACGACCAGCCAGGAGTAGAGGTCGTAGCCGATCTTGGCCACGTCCGCCATGTCGACGGTGCCGTTCGGCAGCCGGCGGGGCTCACGTGCCGGGTTTAGCCGGTTCGCCGGTAGCAGGTACGGGTTCTTGAGCTCGACCCACACATCCGGGCCGAGTTCGGGGAACTCGTGCCGCAGGACGCGGTGCGCGGTGTAGCCGGCCACAGTGGTCCTTTCGAGGGTGGATCGGACCGGCCGCGCCCTCAACGTCACGACCGGCCCGAGCAGGTGGAGGGACTAGAAGGCGATTGCGGTCGGGGTGAGGAGGGCGACCTGGGCCGGGCCGGCATCGGTGCTGTTGAACGAGCCACGCAGCTCACAGTCGAGCTGGACGAACTTCTGGCCCTGGTCGCGGGTCGCCTTCGTGCACGTCGCCCGCGACATGGTGATGTCCAGCCGGGCCCCGCCGTTGCCGGCAGGCTGCACCAGGGAGCCGACCACGATGTGCTCGGCGTAGGCGATGAACCGGTCGTAGTCCGTGCGGTTCTCGAAGAGAACCTTGAACTTGCAGTCCACGTCGAGGGCGTCCGCGAACGTCTCGCGCGGGCCCTGCGTCCCGTCGGAGGAGTGGATCACCTCGACGCCGCGCTTGAACGTCCACTCGGACGAGAGCACGCGGGTAGAGGCGACACCGCCGGCGGTCCAGATCAGCTGCCAGCCCAGGAACGGCTGCAGCGACCCGAACACCGGGACCGGCGTGGTGACCTGCACACCCGGCCAGCCCATCCACTTCGCCGAGTACTCGACCGCGCCCTTCAAGTCCACCTTCACCGTCAGATCGTCGAGCAGGCAGCCCGGGTAGGCGACGGCCTCCACCACGTCGAAGTCGGTCAGCGTGTACGACGGCGGCTGAGCGGCGCTGGCCTTGAACGTGTGCGGGGTCTTCCCCGCCGCCACGACACCGAGGGTGTCGGTCATCCCGAGCGCCGCGAGCAGGTGCCCGAAGGTGTCCGGGTAGGGATGCCCGTCGTGCCCGAACGTGGAGGACGACGCACCGCCGTACACGCCCTGACTGACAGCGGGGTTGCCGCGCATCGTCTCGTCGACGATCGTGTCGATGACGTCCTCGGGCGAGATCGACTTCACCGGCAGGCTGAACGTCGGGACCACAGGGGTGCCCTGCACGGTCTCCTTGCCGCCGCCGACGAAGGAAAGCTTCGACAGTCTGGTCACGGGGTCGGCTCCTCAGCAGCAGCGGTCACGGACGGTTCGGGGGCCGGCTCCGGTTCGGGGGCCAGGACAGTGGCGGGGGCGCCGACCCACGGGTCCTCGCCGCGCACCGGCTCGGTCAGGGTGTGCAGCGGCGCCTCGCCGTCGGCGTCCCGGGCAGTCACGACCTCCACGCCGGGCAGGTCCACGTCCGCCGGCACTCTGGCGACCTGGCCGGGCTCCAGGCGCAGCGGCGGGACCAGGGTGGGGAAGTCCATCGGGTAGTCGTGCGGGTTGCGGACGTGCTTGTGCCGGGCCATCTCAGGTCCTCTCGTCAGTCCAGGAACCGCTCTACGAGCGGCACGAACGCATCTAGATCCGGCGGGTCGGCGTCGGGGTCGAAGGACGCGGCGTCCCAGCCGGCGAGCGCCTGCGCATCCGGGTACCACGGCTGATCGGCGAACCGCGCCGACCGACTGCCACCGTCGAGCAGGTCGGCCTGGAACGCGGAGTGGGACCGCAGCACCTGGAACCGGCCCGGACTCAGCCGGTCCCAGGCCAGCACGGCCACAGCCGTGCCGTGCTCAGCCGGGCAGATCACCCGGCAGGCGTCGTGGACCAGAGCGACGAACCGCAGCTCCAGGTCCCCCACGGCGCGGGCGGCGACCTGCAGGCTGTGCTGCAAGCAGTCCACCCCGCCCCGGCCGGGCAGGCTGTCGCGTTCACCAGCAAGACCGCGAAGCAGGCCGAGCATCGCGGCTGACCGGGTCACGCCAGCTCCTCAGGTCAGGTACTCCTCGGTGGCGGTGTACGTCAGCGTCGCGAAGAGCAGATCGGCGGTCGATGTGGGCGCCACGAAGTCGACCGTGACGCCCCCGCCCGACCCGAGCCCACCGTCGCCGACCGCCGCGCCCGTCCACAGCCCGCCGTGCGACGGATCGGTGACCAGCCGGGCGCAAAGCACTTCCACCGCCGCGTCGAGGTCATGCTGGGTGTCGGTGAGGTCGTACGCCGCGCTGCCGGTCGGCCACTCGACGGCCAGCGTGAAGTGATGGGTCCGCTCCGACCGGCCGGAAGCGATCCGCTCGTCCACCAGCCTGGTCCGGAGCAGGGTGACGCGGGTGCTGTCGACTGTCTCTTGCCGCAGGTAGGGCACGACACTGCCCACCGCCGAGGCCACGACGGGGTCGGCGGTCAGGTACGCGGCCTCGTTTTCGACCGCGGTCACAGCCACGCCTCGTAGGACCGCCACGGCTCCACGGCCGGGAAGGCGAAGACCGGGGCGCTGCTGCGACCCTCCCCCTGGCCTCCGCGCGTCGCCAGCACAAGACGTGCCAGGGCAGCGGCGTACAGCGCCGCGAGGTCGTCGTAGGTCCCGCGTTCGGTGTCGCGGGGGAAGAACGACAGCTCCACCCGGGCCGCGGCGCCGAGCGCGGCGACGTCAGCGGCGCTATCGGTGTAGCTGTCTGGCAGCGGGCCGGTGGCGATCTCCACCTCACGGGCCACCGCGTCAGCGATCCGCTGCACCTGTGTCACGGTGGGCTTGGTCGTGGCGGTGAACGTCCCGACGGCCTGCCCACCCCGGACGAGGACGCGCTGCGCGAGCAGATCCGCCACCGCGTCCGGGGTAGGTGTCCAGGCCGGCCTGACTGCTGGCGTCGTCACGGCCCCTCCCGGCTAGTCGGCGAGACGTGGAGCCGTCTGCTTGGCCGCGACCGGGGCCCTCGCGGCCACCTTGGGCTCCGTGCTCTTGGGCTCGGACACCTCCGGGGTCTGTGCCGGCGACTCCACCGACTCGGCGATCATGCCGTCGTCGAGCAGACGGCGGGCATCGGCGGCACCGACGTACGGCGGTAGCACCGCGCCCTGGTAGAAGTAGCCGACGTGCCCTTCGCGGTCCGGGACGCACACCAGCGGGGCCTCCACGATGTAGGTCATGTCACAGCCCCGTGATCTTGCGGCCGGCAGCGGGCTCGACGACGACCGGCACCGTCACGCGCCGCGCACGCAGCCGGTACTTGTCCTCGCCGTCGTGGCGCATCACCTTCGCCTGGACCGGCGCGGTGTTCGGCCCGGCCGCGCTGACGTAGCCGGGACCGCCGAGGTCCTCATCGCCCATCCCCCCCAGAAGGGTGGAGTCCAGCACCAGCGCCGTCCCGACCGTCGGGACGTTCGGGCTCGCGAGCCACCGCATTCCGCCGATGGTCGGGAACTCGCCGGTGAGCGCCGGGTTGTTCTGCGCCTCACGCGGCACGTAGCCGCCCGCGACGAACGCCGACAGCGCGTACGCCCAGTTGACGTCGTCGATGACGACCGTGTCCGGCATGTAGCCCATGTTCAGCGCGACGATGCTGGACTTCGCCAGCAGCACCGTCTGCAGGATCTGCGCCGCGGTGGCGGTCGCCCACGGCGCGGCTGACGCCTGCGTCGCCGTCACCGAGGAGGAGATCGCCGACAGCGCGACGGAGTCGACGTAGCGGACGTTCTGATTCGCCAGCTTCGTGAGCGCCCGGTTCACCGGGTCCATCAACTGGCGCTTGATCGCCTCGTCGGTGACCTCGGTGTCCTCGCCCCACTTCACCGTCTTGGCGATCGACGCCGCGCCGGTCCCTGCGGTGGTCAGCGGGTACTCCGACCCGGGGGCGACTGCCCGCGGGTTGTCATTGACAAAGATGCTCTCGCCGGTCTCGTACAGGATGGCGCCGCCGAGCACCTGGTAGCGGCCGGTCAGCAGCGCATCGGCGATGTACCGCTGCTCGAGCAGGGTGCGGAGCCTGCGGGCGATCAGCGTCGGGTTCTGCAGGAAGCGTGAGATCGATACCTGGTCGCCGGCCAGCGTCGGTGCGGCGGGCGGGTAGGTGTAGGGCATCAGGTCACCGGTCCATCTGGGTCTCGGCGACAGCCCCAGCGGCTGCCGTGGTGATGACGAGCCCGATCTTGGCGCCGAACGTGCCGGCGCCGATCGGGGTCACGGTGCCGGCGGCACCCGCGGACGCGATGTCACCGGCGGTCACGCCACCGGCAGCAGCGACGATCCGCTGCACACCACCTGCGTGGATGGTGACGCGTTCGCCCGCTGCGCAGTCGAACGCGGCGACCCCGAGGCACTTGGTCGACCCGGCGCCGGCCGGGCCGACCGTGCCGGAGCCGGTCACCTCCACGACCTGACCACCGGTGATGGCGGCCGACGCGGTGTAGGTGATGTCACCGCCCGGGTCGAAGACGGGAAGGGTCTCGGGCATGTCAGGCTCCGATCTTCTGGGCGCCGAACAGCGCCTCGAACACGTCGTCGTCGGCGCTGTTGTCCGGCTGGCCGGTGTGGCCGAACGGGGCTCCGACCGGGATCAGCCCGGGTGCGAGCGCTGCGAGCGTCTGCTCCGAACCGGGATCGGCGGTGAGCGCGGCGAGCCACGCGTCCCGGCGGGCCGGTGGGATCCGGCCGTCCGCAACCGCAGCAGCGACCAGCTGCTCCCGGTGCTCGGTCTCCTGCTGCGCCCGGGCCTGCTGCCCGGCGCGGGCCGCGACCTGCAAC